GATCCGGCCTACTGGAACTTGATGCGGGCGCGCTTCCAACACACGCATGCTGTCGATACCGACCGCATGTATATTGACTTCGATGAGAAGAGGTCATTCGTGAATTGGAATCAGACGTTCCCCAAGAGCAAACGCGTAATGCAAGCCAAGGCTTTCCAAGACTTGCTGTCGCGACCACTCGAGAAGAAAGATCTTCTACGCAATACGTTTTGCAAGAAGGAGAAGGCAGTGAAACTGCATGCCGTCGATGGACCCCTAGAGGAGTTCGTCCCTCGTGCCATTCAAGGCGCGACTCACCACGCGAACGTGTCCCTAGGACCGTTCATCAGTCAGGTCTCCAAGGGCCTTGCACTGCAGTGGAATGGGCAAAAGCAGTTTTATTACACCTCAGGTGCCACCGGCGTTAGTGTCGGGGCGTGGCTCGATAGCCACTATGAACCTGGGGACTACCTTGTCGATATCGACTTCACGTCTTATGATGGCACCCAGAACCGTGACACGTTCGAGTTCACAAAGGCCTTCTACGAAGACTGCGGAATCGCAGCCTTTCCGAACGCCGTTGTGGTCCTTGACTCCCATAAGGAGATCCACGGATTTACTCGCAACAATGTCGAATACCGCGTGAACGACGGTATGTGTTCCGGGAACCCTGACACCTCCTGCTCCAACTCATTGGTGACGGGCGTTTCAGCTGAATTTGGGTATTTCCAATTTTTCGGCACGACCGAAGGCATCTATATTGCAGCCATGGGTGATGATAACACAGCCATCATCCCGCAGCACATGATGCGAGGTCACTCGGCAGACGAGCTCAAGGCGCACATGATCGCACATTTTTACCGACTCGGCTTTATTGCCAAGGTTAATGTGACTGACGTGCTTGCCAAAGCAGAATTCTGTTCCGGCGTGTTCTGGCCGGCCCTCGTTGAGGGCGAGGAAACGTTCGTGCTCGGCGCCAAGCCGGGCAAGCAACTCACCAAAGTAGGATACAGCCTTAAAGACCACCCAGCCCGCACAGTCGCTGGCATGATGGACGGTCTCAAAGCTGCCTACGCGCATGTACCACTTTTGTGGGAATACGCCGAGATCATTCGCGGTAAGCTGCCCCATGTGGCGGCCGAGTACTATGATCCGGAATCCA